GGTTTAGACGTTTCTTCACATGGTCAAGGGCTTGCTCGCACGAACAAAAATACGTTGCTATAAAGTTGCAAACTAAAATTTAAAATAATAATCTAACATTACAACAACTGACTTCAGTCCAGTTGCGAGCCAAACCCTTTTGGGCGACGACTCTCGGCTATGTTTATATCCCGACGGCCTATACATCGGTTGCAGCCTTACAGCTGCAAGGTGTTCTTTTCAAAGAACATCAAATAGGACTTACCTCGCGGCCATTCGTCCAATGGTCTCTAGTGGACTCGTTCTCCTCCTCTTACGATTTGGGACCAAGTATACCAACTAGGGCTAGCTATCCAGCATTTTACTTCAGCTGGCAAGAAGGGTCCGTCAATTTATACCGCGCCATACGTTTCCAATAAGCGCTCACGCTAGGGCTTACACAGCCACCCAGCGTACCGACGACCCTGCTGTCAGAACACCAGCAGTACCAGTCTGAGTCACCGAAAGGGTGAAGGCATCTGTGCCATTCGCAGTCACAAACAATGAACCACTCAAAGTGTCCGTTTCACCTGCACCCAGCGATATATTCGTCGTGAAGAAAGGAACATCAGCACCCGTATGCCAGACACTGGTTCCATTCTTCCTAAAATCGGCCAAAACCAAAAAGGCCTCCGCAGCAGAGTCAGCCCCTACAACACTGTAATCAATCAAATAATTACCAGAAGGGGGCACCATTGACCCCGCAGTGTTAACAATGGACAAGCCATTGGTAATAGCGGTCGCAACAAGCTGTGTCGTCACAACAGTTGTAGCATTTGTTTGCGCGCTCGATGATTGAAAGAGCGCAACTTGGTTATTCACGGGGGCTGAAGCAATAGCCTCCAGCACAGGCTTCTCAAACCAACCTGCATAACGAACATGCAGTTCCCCTATCTTCGTTGTACCATCTGACGTACCAGAAGCCCCATAATTCAGGTTTCCAATATCATAAGTCTTAATATCCGCACCACCGGGAAGATTACCGGGGCGGACATACTTTGGTCCGTTGTTAAACGCCTCTCGGCAATCAACACGGAGAACAAAGTCTTCACAAGGCATCTTGTCTTCATGTGGATCGGTATCCATCATTTGTTGCTTTGTGGTTGGGGGTGCATCAGCAGCGTCGTAATCAAACGACAAAATTGCTTTGCCAACCGTCCCCGCGGTGGCAAACTGTGACACCTCATGCTTGTAGTAGAACTCAAGCTGAGTAAAAACATACTTCTCAAACTTGGGAGCAATAGCACTCAACCAAGGGAAGGTTATTACATTTCCCGGATTCACAGCAAACTGCTGGGCGACAGCATTCGCACCATTTCCAAAGGTCGTTGAGCCTAGCAAATCCACTATAAACTCATCTTCCCCGAAAGGTGTTCGTCTCAAGCGTCGCATCCCATTCGGCATCCCGGGCATATTGAACGCACCGGTAGCACGGGTAGAATTATTTCCACCCATTCCTCTATTCCTCCGCTTCATGCCTTTACGTGAACGCCTCCGCCGGCCTCTAGGGCCAGCCGGACGTGCAAACGCTAGGCGATTTGCAGCAGCAAGGTATTGTCTTGTCCCTCGCTGGGGCAGGGGGGGAGGACCCCCCCGTCTCTTTCTCTGTCTCCTTCCTCGTGGTCTCTGTGGTAGTCCGATCTGATTCATTGTCGCACTACTTTTTATCCCACCACATGTGTGTCCAAGTCTTGACGCCTTCTCAGGAGTTATAACAAACGACTGGTTCACCATGGGATATCCTTCCAAAGGACCAAGGAACAGGTCTCGGAGATCTCTCTCCGTTGGGATCTGGCTCATTGCGGCTTTCCAGTCAGGTTCATATTTCAAAACCTCGCCGTACTCAACTACGAGCCATTCGATCAATTCTCTGAGATACCCTCGCATCTGGGTGTCAGCCCATGCAATGCGGAGCAGCCCTGTCGCACGCAGCAACGTAAAGGCTGGTTCATCAGGTGATCGGGAGTAAAGGAGTGACGTCAGCAACTTTTCACGTTTGTAAAGTGGCACAGCAATGCCATCAATAAAAACCGTGAAGGCTGACAAAAAGTCAAGCTCCTCAACATTCCTAGGATCTAAGCAATCGGTGGTTGTCGTAACACCAATCCTC